TGAACGCGGCTTCCCGCCAAATCGACAAGTACTGTTCACGCCGGTTTTGGCAGGACGCCACGGTCGCTACTCGCACCTATTTCGCCGACGACAACTACACGACGGTCACAGACGACATTTCGACGCTTACCGGGCTGATCGTCAAAGTCGACACCGGCGGCGACGGCACCTACACAACCACCCTCACCATAGCTCCAGACTTCATCATGCTGCCACCTAACGCCCTGCTAGAGGTGCCTGTACGCCCGTATGAGAGCATCAGGGCGGTAGACGGGGAGTTTGTGCAGTCGAACCGTCCCGGGGTGCAGGTGACCGCAAAGTTTGGGTGGCCCGCAGTCCCCGACGACGTTCATAAGGCGTGCATCAGTCAGGCGGTGCAACTAGCGAAGGTGTCGTCGGCCCCGTTCGGTGTCGCGTCGTTCGGTGATGCCGGGTTCATGATGTTGCGTTCGCAAATGAACCCGCAGGCCGCCGCACTACTCGAAGGGTATGTGCGCCGGGTACAGGTGATGAACGGATGACGACCATCATCGAGGTGTCAGACGATTTGCAGACGGTGTTGCAGTTGGTGACGCAACGGGTCGACGTCGGGTCGAATTGGCGTGCTACCGGGTTCATCGGTGAAGGTATCAACGCCCCGGTGTTGAAAGTGGCCCGAGACGCGTTTGATCCGCGTTACGTGTTCGGCCAGTCGAAAGCGGAGCACACGTTCACCGTCACCGCGTATGTGAACCGGTCTGCTGGCGAGTCGGGTGAGCGTGACCTGGCGGCACTGTGCGAACTGTCTGGGAACGGGTCTGTGATCGCACGGATACAAACCGGCGCAAACTGGTCCGTCACGGTCGACCATGCGCAGGTAGTGAACGTCGGCAAAGTGGAACCGGTTGAGGTTGGCGGCGCAGAGTATCTGGCTCTGCCATTTCAAGTGAAGGTGGTCTGGTAATGACATTTCTCGCAGGTTTCGACTCTCGTATCCTTGTCGGCCCGTTGGCTTTCTCGGCGTTCTGCCGCGGGTTCAACATCGGGTCCATGCACGACATGCTGGATGCGACGGTCATGGACGGCAGCAAAGCTAAATCGTCCATCCCCGGCCAGTCGTCCGGTTCGGTCAGTATGGATTTGCTGCTTGACAGCTCCGGCGCAGCCGGGTCACAGTTCGCCACACTCAACACTTGGTCCGGCACACCGCAACCCGAAACCCTCGCGTTTGAAGGCACCGCTACCGGTAAAGCCGTGTGGCTGGTGTTGGCGAACCTTTCGCAAGCCACGGTCACCGGCGCAAACGCCGCAGTCACCGCGGTGGCCGTCACAGTGCAACCGGACGGGCCGGTCGACGCCGGAACGTCGCTCGAAGATTTGACCGCTATCACCAGCACAGCTAACGGCACAGCCCGAGACGGCGGCGCAGCGTCCACCAACGGCGGGGTAGCACACATCCACGCCACCACATTCGCAGGCATCACCAACAACATCGTCACCATCGAACATTCGGTAGACGGCTCCACAGCGTGGGCCACTCTGGTGACGTTCGCAACAATCACCGGCGTAACATCACAACGGGTGACCGTCGCCGCAGCCACCACGGTACGCCGCTACCTGCGAGTCGTAGACACCGTAACCGGAACCGGGTCTAACACCCGCCAAGTTTCATTCGCACGCCGCTAACCCACAACCCTAACCAGTAATTGAAGGAGCAACATCATGGCATTCAAAGCAGGCACAGCCACCTACATCGCTATCGCGAACGCAGGCAACGCACTACAGAACCTTTCCCCGTACGCAGACAACTTTGCGTTCCCGCAATCGTTCAGCCAACTCGACGTTTCGGCGTTCGGTACCAACGCTAAGGCGTTCATCCCGGGACTGTCGTTCGGCGACACCCTCTCCATGTCCGGCCCGTACGATGTTGTGATTCACACACAGTTGACGGGGATGCAGGCGGCGCAGACTGCCGGTACCGCAGGGTTCGGTATCTTGTTCGGTCCTGGCGGTTCGGTCGCCGGTCAGGCTCGTAGCGCAGGTTCGATTCTGGTGGCGGCGTACAACGTCAGCACCTCGGTCACCGGTCGCGTCGAGTACAGCGCGTCGCTACAAATCACCGGATCTGTTGCTAACGGCACTTACTGACCTGTCGTGATCTTTGATGGTGGCGGGTTCGCCGATCTGAAGCATCGTTTGGTGTTGGTGGAGCGTCAGCAGGCGGGTGCGGCGCTCGCTGCCCGACTGAAAGCTGTCGGTATGCAAACCAAACCTGACATCGCGGCTGCGGTGCGTTCCACGTTGGGTGATCAGTCGATGTCTCATTGGCGTCGGGCGAAACCGATCCCGATCGAGGGGGCGTTCAACGTGTCAGGTTCCGTGTTGGAGATGGTCCCGACGAACATGGCGAAGGGTCCGATGCGTGTGTTGCAGGACGGCCGTCAGGCGCACACCGCAGGGTCGCGTCGTAATTCGGGTACCCGGGTTAACAAGGCTGGGGAGCGTGTGCAGAAAACACGCAAGGTGTCGCGCACGTCGGGCGCTACCGCAGGTAAGGGTACGTGGACTGTCGCTACCGATGTGATGAAACGCGAGATGGGTGGACGGTATGAACGCGAACTGGTCCGGGATTTGGGCAAACATTTGCGAGGCGGGTGAGTAGGTGGCATCGTTTACTGAACGTATCCGGCTCGTGTTCGATGTCGATAACAGGGGTGCTACGACCGGGTTTGGTGGGTTTAAGAACTCGGTAGCTGGCGCTGAGGGTGCCACCGGGAAACTGAAGGCTGGGCTTACGTCTATCGGCGGGTCGATGAAGGCGTTCCTTACGTCGGGTACCGGTATGGCGGTGGCTGGCGGCGCGATCGCTGTCGGTTTGGGTAAGGCTGTCGGTGCGGCGCAAGAGTTGGCGTTGACTGTCGGCAAGCTCGCGGATGCGACCGGGCTGTCCACGGATGCGTCGTCGCGTTGGGTTGAGGTCGCCGGCGATCTTGGTATCGGTGCGGACAACCTTTCGGGGTTGATCGGCAAGCTTGCGGTCAATCTGGGGAAGTCCCCGGCCGATTTCGCTGCGTTAGGTGTTGAAACTAAACGGGCTGCTGATGGCACCGTTGACATGAACGCCACACTACTTGGCGCTATCGACCGGCTTAACGCGATCAAAGATCCGACCGAACGGGCGGCGCTCGCACAGAAACTGTTTGGCAAGTCGTGGAAAGATGCGGCCGAGCTGATTACGGCCGGGGCGGACAACGTCAAGAAACGGTTGGATGAGGTTTCCGGGTCGAAGATTGTCGATCAGAAAAAGATTGATGATGCACGCAAGTTTCGTGACGTGTTGGACAACCTTGGCGATGTTGGTGAGGAGTTGGCGGTCTCTATCGGGCAGGCGTTGATCCCGGTGTTGAATGCTGTGGTGCCGGTGTTGACGGATGTCGCTGAGGTGGTCGGTGACGTGTCTGGCGCGTTGGGTCAGGCGATCGAGGATTGGCAGCGGTGGGCTGCTGTTATCAGTCCCGCTGGCACGTTTTTGGATGAGGCGGCGCTCGCATCGTTGAAGGCGGCGGCGGCGACAATCGAGCTGGAGAAGGCGTTGCAGTCTGCTACGTCGAGGAGCGTACTGTTTGGGGATCAGGCGAAGGAGGCGGCGCAGGCAGCGTACGATCTGTCTGTCGATGAGGAGAAGGCTGCAACTCAGGCAGCCAACCTAGCCCGCGATTTGCGTCACGCTCAGACGGCGTTAGATCAGTTTCAGTCGGAGATCGCTGGCGACAAGTCGATCATAGATTTGCGGATCGAGCTTGGTAAAGCGGCTGAGGCGTTGGGGAACATGGATACGTTGGAGGCGCAGTCGGCGCTACTCGGCTATCGGGAATCGATCGCTATCACGTTGGAGGCGTTGGGGACAATCCCGCCGGAGGGTGTGTTGAAGTTGGCGGCGTCGTTCGACGGGTCGAACTTTGATGCGATAGAGGCGCGCATCTTGCATTTGCAGAGGCTTGGGGACGCCGGGATTGACATAACGGTGAACGGGCCGCGTGGCACGGCTGACAGTTTCGACCGGAAACTGAAAGGCTCGAGAGCGGGTGGCGGTCCGGTCACGGCCGGTGGGGCGTATCTGGTTGGCGAGTTAGGCCCGGAGATTGTGAACATCCCGGGCGGGTCGAACGTGATACCGAACAACCAGTTGGGCGGCACGGGGGATCAGACGATTGTCGTACAGCTGATGTTAGACGGTAAGGCGATCCAGTCGATAGCGACGAGGACAGACGCACTCAGGAAGGGTACGACATGACGATCAGGCTGGGCAGGGCGGTGCTGACAGGGTGCGACGTGCGGCCGGGGTCGTGGTCACAGTCGGGGGATACGGTTTCGTTTTCGGCGTTTATTGTTGGGGTGGCACAGGCGGGCACCGTCGTGGACGATATGCAGGCGAAGATTCAGCAGTTGCGGGGGATGGTTGATAACGATGACGAGGATGTGTTTCCGTTTACGTGGGATCTGGATTCGACATTGGACGGGTTTTACCGCGATTTCAGGGTCACTATTGACGACTTCCCGTTGATGCTGGCTAACGGTGTGGTGCCGTTCTCTGTTTCGATGGTGCGTATCGCCGGGTTTACGGCACCGCTATTTGAGAATACGGCTACCACTGTGTTGATGACGACAGCGTTTGCGTTGCCTACGGCTTGGAATCCGGCTGTGGCTATTCCTGGAACGGATTTGTTGGATGCGATCTCGCCGTCGTTGACAACTTCGACGGGTTCTGGTGCGTCCATCAGCTGGTCTGGTGGGGCGACGGTGCGCACAACCGAT